GATACAACTGATAAACATAGATTTAGTGGTTCAATAGAAATAACCGGAAATGTAAGTGGTTCAATTACTTCAACTAGTTCATTTGGTAGAATTGATGCAGTTGGTGATATTAATTTACCAGATAATACTAAATTAAATCTTGGTTCTGATGATGACGCAAACATAAAACATACCGGAACTAATCTTCAAATACAAGAAACCACCGGTAATATACAAATAGTTAATTTTGCAACTGATAAAGATATTGTTTTAAAAACAGACGA